TTTTGATAGTTCAGCGCGTTCGTGCTCAGAGCGTGAATTCTCATACTCAAGATGATCCATGATAATGTGCATAAGCACATCACCTAGATGATCACCCTCAGCCTCATGCTTGATAGGAATCACAATGGACTTTTGAACTGTTAGTGTTGCTTTCATAATGATACCTCTTGTTATGGAAGGATTCAGAGTCCTTCCGGGTTAGTCACTAACAATATGTTAGAGACTGGCGACGGCTCGATCGAACACGTCATGGACCTTCTTGATGAAACCCTCTTCATCAAGGTACTCCCATGCCGGTTCAGCCATCAGCTTGGCAGTTATAGCCTGGTTCTCAGCGCTATAAGTACCTCGCTCTTGTACCCACAACACCATCTTGCGAGCACACAGCTGTTCTTCTTCATGACTTGTCATAAGCATCACCTCCTTTCATTGTGGGATGTCCAGTGCTCTGAACACTGGATACTAAATTCAACTATTCATAAAAAGGGCCCCCGGGGGGCCCTCGTAGACATTAAACAAAATTCTTTTACTACCCGCTCCCTGGAATAGAGTAAATTATTCAATATCTAACTTAGAAAAAAAAGTTAACACGTTACATTAAATTGTGTATAATTAAATAGTTATGGCAAAACCCATAGATAAATCTGTAAATAGAGTTTCTAAAAACAAAGGTAAATCACCTATTACCAAGAGGACGCCGCATGTTAGAGAGATCTTACATAGGATGGGGTTGGACCCTTTTGAAGGGTTGGCTGAAATCTGTACAAAGAGGAATTCAGATGGAGACTATTTTTATGGAGTTGAGGTACGAGTTCCATGTCTTAAGGAGTTGGCGCAATATGTCGCGCCTAAGCTCAGGGCCATGGAGCACAATGTATCGAGCGATGGAACCCCGCTTGGGTTCCAAATCATTAACTTTGGAGGAATGAGTAATGGCCTCACGAATACTGGGCACGATCAACAAAGTATCGAAAGCAGTAGACACGGATCTATTCAGCTCCCCGTTCGAATACGACGGGAAGGTGAACCACAAGGACGGGAGACCGTTAAAGATAACGATCCAAGTGACACCAGCGACCGGGAGCTCAAACCTGAGAGCGATAGTAGTAAACAACAGCGTAAGCCAGACGATAATTCTGGGAACAATGACGACAGCGAACACGATGTACCAGTTTGAGATGTTATACGGTCCGGGTGATGCTGTTGATTTGCAGTATAACGGTATATCTGGGCCCATGACTGTTAAAGTTATGGCAGTTGAATCTGACAATACGGCTCTTTAATGCCTAAAGTTAAAGTACCTTGTGATTGGACTCCAAGAGAGTATCAATTGCCTTTATTCCAGTACCTCGAATCCGGAGGGAAGCGGGCTATATGCGTATGGCACCGTCGTGCTGGGAAAGATCTAACTGGAATAAATTGGATTAGTGTATGTAGCATTATGAGACCTGGATTATATTGGCATTTATTCCCTACATATAATCAGGGTCGTAAGATCGCCTGGGAGGGTATGACAAAAGATGGAAGAAAGTTTTTGGACCATTTTCCTAAGGAGAACATCAGTGCTATCAATAATACGGAGATGTGGGTTACATTTAAGACAGGATCAATTTATCAAGTGGTTGGGTCGGATAATCCTGATAGGTTGGTTGGTGCTAATCCTGTGGGGATTATTCTATCCGAGTACGCCCTACAAGATCCACGTGCTTGGGATTACATTAGACCCATCTTATTAGAGAACGAGGGGTGGGCTGTCTTTATATATACTCCTCGTGGAAGAAACCATGGTTATACTTTATTGAACCATGCGAAAAAAAATCCTAAATGGTTTACACAAGTTCTATCAGTTAATGATACAATGGCAGTTAAGGAAGAAGCCATAGACGAAGAGCGCATGGCTGGAATGCCTGAAGAGTTAATTCAACAGGAATTTTTCTGTTCGTTCGACGCAGCGCTTGTAGGCGCATATTATGGTAACCATATGTCGCATGCATTAGATACTGGGCGCATTGGTTTGTTTCCTTATGACAGTCAGTTGATGGTCAACACTGCTTGGGATCTAGGTATAGGTGATCAGACTGTTATTTTATTTTACCAAATGCATGGTTTACAGATTAGAATAATAGATTGTTATTCTAATTCAGGTGAGGGTTTATCCCATTACATAAATGTTTTAGAGACCGGACATCGGTCCCAATATGTTTATGGAAATCATTATGCTCCTCACGATATAAAAGTAAAAGATTTAAGTACAGGTCGAACTAGACTTGAGACAGCTCAATCATTAGGACTTCGGTTTAGAGTAGTTCCAAAGGTTTCTATAGAAGATGGTATTGAAGCAGTTCGTTCTATAATGTCGAGGATATATTGGAATGAAGATAAAAATACGGAGCATCTTATTGAAGCAGCCAGACAGTATAGAAAAGAATGGGATGATAAAAAAAGGTGCTTTAATGACAGGCCTTATCATGATTGGACTTCTGATTTTATGGACGCTCTTAGATATTTAGCTCTTTCAGTTAAGAGAGAGTCACAAAGAAGAGAGCCATTACCAACCCATGCAGTGCATGAATATAACATCATAGGATTATAATTATGGGCGGATCACCTTCTATTCCAGCTCCTCCTCCTGCTCCTCCTCCTGCTCCTAAAGCTGAAGATCCTGCTATCGCTGAATCTCGTGAAGCATATAAAACAGTACAACAAGCAAGAGAAGGTAGAAAACAAACAGTCCTTACTAAATCAAATCGTAAAGGAATGTTGTTAGGTGAAGAAGCAGATATTTTAAGAACAAAACTTGGAGCAGGATAAAATGCTTAGTACTACTGACCGAGATAAGATTGACATATATACAGGAAGATATGAGCAGTTAAAAACATTAAGGTCTAATTGGGAAGGAATATGGAATGATATTACGCAATACATTCTTCCTAATAGAGGAGATTTTACTGTAACACGAGCTAAAGGTACTCCTAGAACGGATCTTATATATGACGGTACAGGACCTTGGGCAAACGAACAATTAGCAGCAGGACTTGCTGGTTTTTTAACGTCTCCTACACAAAGATGGTTTAAACTAAGATGTACTGATAAAGATTTAGATCAAGAAAAACCTGTTAGAGCTTATTTAGAACAAGTTGAAACTATTTTATATGACCATGTTTTTAATTCTCCTCACACAAACTTTACGCCACAGACCCATGAACTCTATTTAGATATAGGTGCTTTTGGAACATCTGTCATGATGATTGAGGATTTACCTTCAGGGATTACGTTTCAGACATTCCATTTAGGAAACTGTTATATAGCAGAAGGAATGGATGGTAAAGTAAATACAGTTTATAGAACGTATATGATGACTGCTCGTCAGATATTAGAAAAATATACTGACCGTTTTTCTCCTGAACAAATAGAACAGTTTAAAAAGAAACCTTACGAGGAGCACGAGTGTTTACACGCCGTGGAACCTAATGATGACTTCTTACCGGATTCTGTTAAGAATACTAACAAGGAATATGTTTCTGTTTTCATCTTCCTTGGAAGTGAGAAAGCAATCCTTGAAGAATCTGGTTACGATGTTTTTCCGTACGTAGTTCCTCGTTGGCAGAAAACTGCTGAAGAAATCTATGGCCGTGGACCAGGGTCCACAGCACTTCCTGATATAAAAATGGTTAATGAAATGATGAAGACCATTATTAAATCCGGACAAAAAGTAACGGATCCTCCTTTAATGGTTCCTGATGATGGATTTGTTCTTCCTATTAGAACAACACCTGCAGGGATAAACTTTTATAGATCTGGATCTGCTGATAGAATAGAACCATTACCTGTCGCTGGAAGACTTGATATTGGATTTGACTTATTGAAACATCGCCATGAACATATTATGAGAGTGTTTCATATAGATGTTATGAGGATGCAAGAAGGTGGTCCTGAAATGACGGCCACTGAAGTAATGACTAGACAAGAAGAGAAGATGAGGAATATTGCTCCAATGACTGGAAGGATGCAAGTTGAATTTTTAGCTCCTCTTATTAGAAGAACTTATCATATAGCTAACAGACAAAAAATAATCCCTCCTTTACCAGCAGTCCTTGAAGGTCGTGGTATAGATATAGCATATTCTTCTCCTGTGGCTAGGGCCCAGAAATCAAGTCAACTACAGAATGTTACTCGATTACTTGAAGCATTTATTCCATTAATTAATATCAAACCTGAAATGGCAGATAATTTTAATGGAGATAAGTATTTTGAATGGGCCCACGATTTACTTGATGCTCCTGAAATTATTCTAGAACCTAAAGAAAAAGTAGATGAAATTAGGCAAGCCAGGATGAAAGCTCAACAAGCAGAAATGCAAAAACAAGACATGGAAAGAGCGGCGACGGGTGGAGTTGACGTAGCTAAAGCTCAAAATCTAATGCAAGGAGCTGCTGCTAAATGAAAAATAAAATGATAGAAGATAGGTCAGCAATTCATGATGATTGCGTGGCTATTTTTAGTACTCCCTCTGGGAAACGGGTATTAAAACATTTAATTAAGACTCAATATGTGATAGAACCTATATATAATGCAGGGCAGAGTTGTTGTGACACTGCTAATAGAGATGGAAAGAGATCAGTAGTATTAGCTTTAATAAAATTTATCAATAAAGATCCAAGCTACTTTCATACTTTAATGGAAGAAATCGAACAGGAGATTATTTATGGCAACGGATGATGGCGGTGCTTCAGCTGAAGCTGTTGAAGTAGCAGAACCAAGTACAGCCCTTACTGAGGGACAATTTAATTTTAAAGATCATTTAGCCCCTGAATTTAAGGAACATACTGCATTGAAAGATATTAGCGATCTTGACGGTATGGCTAAATCTTATATTTCAGCGCAAGAAATGATCGGACAACAAAGATTACCCATGCCTACTACAGAGGCGTCACCAGCTGAATGGTCTCAATTTTATGATTCAGTAGGTCGACCACTAGGTGATGCTGGTAAAGGTTATGAGTTTGACGTATCAACGATACCAGAAGGATTTGAGAAGAATGATCAGATGGAAGATTTCTTTAGAAAATCAATGCATGACGCTGGTTTAAGTCAAAAGCAAGCACAGCATATGTATAAGTCTTATAACGAATTTACAGGTCAGTTTCAAGAACAGCAAGTAAAAACAACCGCTGATAATGAAAAAGCATGGGACACTCAAATACGACAAGATTTTGGGTTAGCTTATACTGATCAGATTGAAGCAGCTAAGACAGCAATAGAAGAATTTGGAACACCAGAATTAAAAGATTATTTGAATGAATCTCGTTTAGGTAACCATCCAGAGATGATTAAGTTCGCAGCAAACGTAGGATCACAGATCCTAGAAACTAGTTCTCAAGGTAAGGCCGGAAGAAAAGGTAAGTCAGTACTTACTCCAGATCAGGCCAAATCTGAAATAGCGCAGTTACACGGAAATCCTTCTTTCATGGAAGCGTATAATGGATCAGGCCCGAGCCACGAAGAAGCAATTAAACGGATGCAAGAACTCCATGATTTTGCCTATCCCCCACTTCAGGAATAAATTATGGGAGAATTTAGTAAAAAAACTATAAAAGCCATGGAAGAGACACAGGCGAAAAAGGGCGAAAAAGTTATCTTCAATACTAATAAAGACGGGTCTATAAAATCTATAACATATGGTAATAAAACATTTTCTCAGAAGAGCAAACCAAAACGAAAAGATTCACATGTTAAAGCATATAAAAAACAGGTAAAAAAGAAAGGTAAAAAATAATGCCAAAAGGAAAAGGAACTTACGGCACTAAAAAAGGAAGACCCCCTAAACCTAAAAAGAAAAAGAAACCGGGTAGCCAGAAATAATAGGTCCGTCATCTCACACCTCGGATGTAAAAGGGGTAGCAAGGGTCCGTTGTCGGGTAGCTCAAGCGATTTAGCAAATATTATTAACTTTTTCTGAGGATTTAAAATGTCTAATCAGATAACTACCGCATTTGTACAGCAGTACCGGTCAAATGTGGAATTCCTTCTTCAACAGAAGGGTTCCATTATGCGACCTTATGTGCGGAATGAGACTCAGAATGCTGAATTTAGCTTTTACGATCGTATTGGTGCGACGGCAGCGGTTGAAGTTCTTACTCGACACGCAGATACCCCGTTAATTGAAACACCACATGATCGTAGACGATGCCATTTAAGAGATTTCGACTGGGCTGATTTAATCGATCGTAAAGATCGTATTAGATTGCTTATCGATCCTACTTCTCCTTATGCACAAAATGCAGCATTCGCACTTGGTCGTTCTTTGGATGACGTTATTATCGAAAATATGTTCGGTACAGCGTATACAGGAAAGACTGGGTCTACGAGTACTACATTCCCAGCCGGTCAACAGATTGCCGTTAATTATGTTGAATCTGGAAGTGCAGCAGATTCTGGCCTTACCATTCCTAAACTCCGCAACGCTCGTCAAAAATTGATTGCGGCACAGAATGATAAATCAGAACCTCGTTACATCTCTATTTCAGCAGTTCAAATGACTGATCTATTGGCTAATTCGTTAATTCAGGACGTTGACACCAACGAAATTAAAGCTCTTGTACACGGTGAAGTACCTTACTACATGGGATTTAAGTTCATTGAATGTGAACGATTATTAACCACAAGTGGAACTGCACATCGACGCTTGCCTTGTTGGGTTCATTCAGGAATGCTTCTTGCAATGGGTTCTGAAATTCAAGCTGAAATCGGTCCACGCCGTGACAAACGTAATTCGGTCCAAGTTTACTCTGCTGCTTCATTCGGCGCAGTCCGTATGGAAGAAGAGAAAATGATCGAAATTATTTGTGACGAGTAACTAGGAGATAAATCATGGCTACTGTTAGCGGTGTAAATTACACCAAAATAACAACTGTGCCCGTTGATCATATCCTTCCTAGGGATGCTCACGGTCGCGTTAGAGTAATGTATGATACATATGAAGCATCTTCGGTAGCTGCTGGATCTACAGTTCAGTTGTTTAAAATGCCTATAGATGCTCGCGTAATCGATTTTAAGATCTGGCATGATGCCCTTGGTGGAAGTTCTACTTTGGCCTTTGGTGATGCTGGTGACGTAGATCGTTTTCACGCTGCTGCTAGCTCAGCATCTGCTGGTATTATGGTTCCTGTTGTTGGTGTTATTGACACCATGGCTGGATATACATATACAGCAGAAACAGTTGTTTCATTAACAACTGCTGGTGCTGCAATAACTGGTACAATTCACGCATACATCATGTATGTCGTAGATTAATAACCTGTGGGGAACCCCGGCTTCGGCCGGGGGGACTTTAATATGGCAAATTCAAAAGTAGAAATCGCAAATTTAGCTCTTACTTATGTAGGAGATAACGTTATTACTAGTTTTACCGATGGTACGGCTGCAGCTAATACAATAAATACTATATATAACGTTACAAGAGATTCTGTATTAAGAGATCATCCGTGGAATTTTGCAATTAAACAAGCTACACCTTCATTGGATGCAGTAGCTCCTGTTTATGGATTTAATCATAAATTTGATTTACCTACAGATTTACTTAGACTTTTAGATATAGAAGACGACCCAAAATATAAAATCGAAGGTCGATTCATCCATACTGATTCAAATCCAATTAATATAAGATATATATATAAAAACGAGATAGTTACTGAATACGATGCTATGTTTGTTCAAGCATTAGCTATTAGAATAGCTGCTACTATTGCTGAACGGCTAACTCAAAGCAGTACTTTAGCTGAAGATTTGATGACTCTTTATACACAAGCTATTAAAGATGCTAAATCTGTAGATGCCCAAAGTAATTATCCAGATGAATTTGAATCTAATTTATGGTTAGATTCTAGATTTAAAGGGACAAGTATTGGTTCAGGGGACCTTTAATGGCAACAAAAAAACCAGCAGAATCTGGAATTAGGGCTGATACTTTTCAGACTAATTTCACTGCAGGAGAATTCAGTCCTTTATTAGAAGGTCGTGTTAGTCTTGCTAAATACGCCGATGCTCTATCTTCGTTAGAAAATTTTTATTGTTTTCCTCATGGACCTATAGATAAAAGACCTGGAACACGTTTTATATCTGCTGTAAAAACTGAATCAGCTAAAACAAGATTAGTGCCTTTTATTTTTTCTACTATTCAGGCTTATATACTTGAATTTGGGAATTTGTATATTAGGTTCTATAAAGATGAAGGACAGATCCAAAGTGGAGGATCTGCATA